GGCGTGGCGAGGTCGGTCAGCTTGGTGTTCGCCTGGAGATACAGGAGCGTGGTCGCGGGCGTGGTGCCCGGGGTGCCGACGCTGGAATAGATATCGCGGTAGACCGCCTGGAAGGCGAGGACCTCCGCGGCGTTGGCGAGCGCTTCGGCGCCCGGCTGACAGTAGCGCTGACGAATGCTGTCCAACTCGGTCGTCGCCTGCGCACTCGAATACCCGAACGCGACGTTCTTCTGGTTCGTCAGCGAGATCGGGACGGTCTGGTCGTAGATCGACTGGAGCTGCAACGCTTGGCCGTCCGTGACGGTGAAGCGCTGCGGGAGGCGGGCGTTGACGGTGTTGCCGACTTTCGCGCCGGCCTGCACGTATTGGTCGTCATACGTGCGATTGACGTTCGCGAGGAACGTCAGGTCGTTCACGAAGTAGCGCGCGGTTTCCTTCGTAACCCAGTTGGGGGTTGCGAGCGTGTTGTTTGCCACAAAGACCCTTGCTCGCGCCCCGGGTTAGGGGGCGGGAGAGGTCAGCGTGACGCGTGGAGGGCGGCGCGTTCCCGGGCGTTCCCGCGACGGATAAATTCGTCGGGGTCCAAGTCGCCTTCGTCCTCGTCGTCATCACGGACCACAGGCGAAGTGCCGACCAGCTTAGGCGGCGGCTTCGCAGCAGAGATGACACGCGGACGTGACGCCGGGCTGGCTTGTGAGGCGGCAGTCAGTCGCACTTCGGTTTCGAGTTTCGCCATTTCGCGGATGATGAACAGGGCGTGGTCGCTCTGGCTCATGCCCGTGGGCAGCGTGGCGAGGCGCCGATAGGTGTCGGGGTCGGAGAGGCGGAGCATCAGGGCCGGGCCGAGATCGCTGCGCAGGATTTCTTCGGCGATGGCGTGGTCCGCCGTCGCCGGTTCGTCGGGGCGGAGCGCCGAGAGGGGGCGCATCGCGGTAATCGTCGGCGACAACTGGCTCATAAACGCGGGGTCGGCGGCGACGGCCGCGGCGTACCGGGCGTCATGGGCCTTTGCGCGCTCCACGGTCTCGGACTGGAAGCGCGTCTGCTGTGCCTGCCGCGCCTGCGCCTGCTCGTAGCGGGCGATCTCTTGGCGCGTATCCCACTTGTGGGTCGCGCGGAGCCATGCCGTATACGGGTCGGCTTCCGCTTGGTAGTCTTCGATGCGGGGTTCCGGGTCGGCGACGACGCTGGCCGGGACGGACGCAGCGGGCGCCGCCGCCGACGCGGGTGCCGCGGGCTTGGCGGCAAGCAGGGTCGCGTGCTCGGTTTTGAGCGCGGCGACTTGCCGTTCGGTTTCGTGTTTCTCGCGGACGAGGGCGTCGAGATCCGCCTGGATGCTCGCGGCGCGGCCTTCGCGCGTGCGTTTATCGAGTTTCGGAGGAGTCCCGGCGGCGACCAACTCCCCAGCCGCCGCCGCCGGGCCGGTCCCGCCTGGGTCTTCCCCTACCCTGGGCGCCACGGGCTGCAAGGGATCTTCAATGCCGCGGTCGGCGCGGTTCCCCTCGCGAATAAAATCTTCGATGCTCTGTTCGGGGGCGTCGTCTTCGATGGGGAGCGGGATCTCCTGCTCGCTCATCGCCGCCCTTTCGGGCTATGCAGATATTTCCCCAAATTTCGGTGGGGATGGAGTGCGGGTGCCTGCGTCGGGCCGAGCGTGAAGTCGTGGATCTGGCTCGGCGTCATGGACGCGCGAATCGCCTGTGCCTTCGGGAAGCGAGCCCCGCCGAGGGCGGCGTGCATCAGATTGGCCTGTTTCTGCGATTTGGCTGGCAAGGTTGTGTTAGGAACCTTACACAGCCTCCCCCTACCCTGTCAAGGACCAAGTTGTCAAGGGGCTCTGGGTGCTGTCTCCCCCGCGAGGGGAACCGCCCGGCGGCAGCACACGTTTCGGCGGCGGCTGGTGCGGATCGGCACCGCGCGTGGTTGCCGCCACGGCGGATTTACCCGGTGGGCCGTGCGCCTGCGTCCTCGTCCGCCGTGACACCCCCATCGGCCTCACCGGGCTGGTAGACCGGGGCTTGGAAACAGGCCGATGTTCGCACCGAGCGTGCGCGCCAGTGGGGAGCCGTTACCACGGCCGACCAACGCGCCGTCTCGCGGGGCGGCGGAACCAGAGCCGAGCCTAGTATACCCTACCGCTAGGCGCCGCTGCCATTCGACGCGGCGGGCTCTGGGGCCAGCGCCGCCGCCTGCGCCTGCTGCTGCATGGTCTGCTGATGCGCCGCGTCCTGCTGCTCCATCGCGGAGGCATGATCGCCGGCGGCGAGCGCCGTCTCGTGCGCGCGGTCCTGCTGCGCCTGCGCGTGTTCATGGTCCTGGATGCCGAGGCGGGCGCGTTCTTCGAGGAACAGCGAGATGCGGTCGACCTTGGCGCCCAACTCCGCGACGGCGAGTTTGACCTCGTTGTCCATGCGCTTGAGGTTAATGGCCGTCGCGTCTTTCCCGCCCGCGATCGACATCTGCGCCTGCGCCTTGATTTGATCGGTTTCGACCGCCTTCGATAACTCCATCACTTGCTGCTTGAGCGTCTGGTTCTCGGCGTGAAGGCGGGCGGGATTCATCGCCTGATCGCCTTCGGCGAGGAAGGGAAACTGCGCGTCGCGCATCTTCGTCAGGATGCGGGCGGCTTTATCGCTCCCCGGGAAATCCTTAAATTTTAACCATTCCGGGCCGAGAATCGGCATCAGCGCGGGGTCGGCTTGGAGGATGAGGCCGAGCGCGTCATCGCCGGCTTCCATGCGGCCCGACTTCGCTTTCCCAATCGTGACGGTGACGCCGTAGCGGCCCTTCGCGAGGTCGTAGTTCTTCACCGGGTTCGTCTGGTCGTCGGCGGTCTGTTGGCCCATGCCGGGCGGGACCATCGCCGGCGTCGGCCGCTGCGTCATCGGGTCGAGCGTGTACGGCGCGTTCAGCATGACGGAGCGCGGCGCATCTTCGCGATCGAGCACCCGCGCGATGCGGCCCGGGCGGTCGTAGATTTTCGGAATCAGATCCAGGATGACGCAGGCTTCGTAGGGGAGCGACACCGACGCGAGGTTGTCGAGGTAATTCGAGTTGCCTTCGACCGTCTGATCCTGCAAGGCGATGATGGCGCGGCCACTCCGATGCGCCGCCGGCTGTTTGCCGAGCGCGGGATCAAACGTCGCCGTCGCCGACTGGACGAAGTCGCGCCCCATCGACAGCAGTTGCATGTTGGGTCCCATGCGGCCCATATCGACTTGCGTCCGGCTCGGCTTCTCGACCACTTGCCCGTTGATCAGGCGATGGAAGGGCAGATACGGGAAGTTGCGCGTGTTCGCCTGCTGCCAGAATTCCTGGTAGCCGTCGATCTGTTCGGGGTCGAGTTCGTACGGCGCTTTCGGTTCGAGCGCGGCCATCTCGACGGCGCCGCTCGCGGCGTAGTTCGTGAGGCGGACGCCGTCCATCGCCGGTTCGATCATGCCCATCCAGCGGCGTTCGTTATCGAACGGTTGCAACTCGCGGCCGATGACGGGAATGATCGGGATGTACTGGCCGTCCCATTCCTGCGCTGGTTCGAGTTCCTCGACGGCGTTGATGATCGACACGAAGACGCGGCGCGTTTCGCGCGGGATGCGGCGGGCGGCGTCGCCCGTCTGCGCCATGCGGCCGACCGGAATGGAGTCTTCCGGCGCGGCGCTGTTGTCATCGAGGAGGAGGAGCCACTCGGTTTCGATCTCGACGCGCCAGTATTCGGCGGTGAGGATCAGGCGCTCATCGGGCGTGTTGCCTTCCACCCACTGCGGGCACTCGACGCCGATGGTGGCGAGCCCTTCGTCGGTGTAGCGCGTGATTTTCGCTTTCGGCCAGCGCCGCTTGATCGCACTCGGCCGCTGATAGTTCAGGACGAAACGAAAGAGCGCGTCGCTGCCGTCGGTCTTCTGCGCGGCGGGGTCATCGAGGACGCTCGCCTGATTGAGAATGCGATTGATTTCGAGTTTCTGATCGAGCGGGTGGCCGCCGTCCGGATCGTAGACCTTGTCGACGCGGTACCAGCCGCGGCCGACTTTCGTGGCGCGGTCGTAGGCCCAGCTCCGCGCGAGGCTGGCGCGGCTCGTGACTTCGATTTGGCGATAGAGGCCCTGGAGCACTTCCGCGGTGTCGTCGCGGCTGTCTTCGGAGAGCGCGTGGACGTTGACGCCGAGATGGGCTTTGCGTTCCTGGGTGGCGACGAGGAGGAGCGGCTCGTCGAGCGAGGCGACCGAGAGCATGGGGCGCGCGGGGATGGGGACGCCCGCGACGGTCTGCCCTTGCCGCTGTTGCTTGACGTCTTCGGGCCACGCGCCGCCGGGGATCTGGAACGCGAGCGCCTGTTTTTCGCGGGCCGCTTGTTTACTAATCGCGCTGGAGGCCGTGCGGAAGCGATCGAGTGCTTCGTCGATGACTTTCGGTTTTGTGGGCACTAGCGGGCCAACTCGTGTTCGTAGAACTGTGTGAGGTCGGCGTGATTGAACGAGGGCGGCTCGTCTTTCCACGCGACGGCCTGCTGATCGGGATCGAGCGCGGCGGCGTGGCTGCGAAAGGCGGCGGCGAGGGTCAGGTTGGCGCGAGCATCACTCGGGCGCCGGTCCACGATCGCTTGGCGGTAGGCGCGATGCGCGGTGCGGGAGTCCAGTAAGTTCTGCGCGATGGCGGGGTCGTCGGGCATCGCCGCACTTTCTGCGGCTGGGGGTGGCGGCAGTATAGCACGCTCAGTAGGACATCCAGCCGGCGGTCCCGCCATCGCGCGTCGGCGGTGCATCGAGTTCCCGTTGATGCTGACGCGCGGCCCTGGCCTCACGCTCCGCGCCGGTCAACGCGCCCGCCACATACGAGAGCATCAGATGCTCCGCGCAATGCTGGCCGTTGGCAAACCAATCATCCTCGTGCGGCTCGCGGACTTCCTTATGCGAAATGCTCGTGAAGTGCTCCGACCATGTGTAGCCGCCGGAGAAGCCGAATTCGAGGAAGGGCGACGAGAGCGTATTTTCGCGCGAGGCTTTCAGCCAGCGCGTCGGGTCGTTGTTGATGCCGATGACTTCCTCGGTGCCCGTGCGCTTACGGAGGCGGCTCGCGATTTCTTCGATCATGGCGAGGCGGACGTCGGGCGCGTTCGCGTTGTCGCGCCATTCGAGTTTGATGCCGCTGTCCTGGAGAAACTTCACGAGCGTGAAGCGTTCGCCGTGGAGCGAATGTTTGTCGCCCATCGGGGCCGTACAGCTTTTCACTTTCGTCGCGAGCGGAAACCACTCCGTCCGGTACCGCTTGACGAGCGGCAGGAAATCTTCAAGCACGAGCCCCTGCCCGATGAGGCCCCCGAGCCAATGCACGGCGCCGCTGTGGAGCACCTGCCCGCAGATCCAGGCGGGGTTATGTTTGCCGACTTCGTACGCTTCGAGCAGCGGCGTGTCGAGGAGAAACCCGAGCGGCCGGACGTGGACGTCGCGCTTGAAGACGCTCTCATAGATCGGTTCGCCGATGACGTTCAGCCCGCGCTGGCCGAGGATGACCGTCATGTGCTTCGGATGCGTCTCCGGGTACGCCTGGATCATGCCCTCGATCGTTTCGGGGGGCAGGTTGTGGGCGTTGTCGAGCAAGGCCACACAAAAATATTTCCGGCGTTTCAGGCTGTTGTCGGTCGGGAACTGCTTGGCGAGAAAATGGGCATCATCGACCGGGTTGGCGGAGAACGTGAGCTGCGTCGGGAAGACGACGCCGCGGCTCCTGGCGATGACGTCGGGCCGGAGGCGGGCGCGGAGTTCGTTCGCGATGTCGCTCGGGATGCTTTCCGCTTGGTCGACGAAGATGCGGCTGACGGGGAGGCCGCGGATTTTTTCGTACCGCTCGACGAGGCTGACCGATTTCAGGCCGAAGGCATAGGCGCGGGAGCCGTTCGGGAATTCATAAAACTTCCGGCTGTTGTCCCACTCCGGCGGCCCGTGTTCGACGCAGAAGGGGTGCAGTTGGCAGAGTTGATCGAAGGCGGGGCGGAGTTTCGTTGAGACGGCATCGTCGGAAAAGCGCGTGAGCAGGGTCCAGATGCCGGGATATTTTTCGAGGGCATTCAGTTCGGCCCAGAGGCAAACCGTGGTCTTGCCACAGTTTAGGCTTCCTTCAACATCTCGTTCGGGACTTACATCCTCTAAAATCTCCGCGTGAACACCGCGAAATTCTAAACTCATCGTTCCATCCTACGCTTCCTCGTCGTCAGGTAGGGGATCGACGTCTGGGAGACTGACGGCCGCCGGATGCTCCATCTCGGTCGCTAGTTGATCGAGCGCGTCGGCCGTGTCCATGAAGCCGTTCATCTTCATCACGCCGTACGCTTTCAGCACGAGGCCCACACACCGTCGTCGCTCGATCCGCCGTTCGCGATTTTTAATAGCGACGAGTAACTCAATGTCGATCTTCGCCTCGCGGATTTTCGCGTCCAACTCATCCCGTTTCATATCTGCCCTGCCTTTCTTGGAACGATTTTTGTCTGCGGCCCACACTCAAAGTGTCCTCTTATGGTGAATCTGCGCCAGTTTACGCTGTTGAGCTAAGCCGTAGGTTATTTTCTCGTTTGTTTCTTTCTGGATTTGACTTTTTCTTTTTTTTAAGTATGCTCCGGACGCGTCGCTCCCAACGGGGCGCGCGCCTACGCATACTTAAGGGTGGGAAGATTGTCCGGTCTACCCTTAACCCGCTGACACACGCTACTTTACGCCTCAATGGGAAGGTCATCCCGGACATGGGAAACTTGTCCCATGTCCCATACGGGCATAATGCCCTAGCGATGGGAAGGTTGTCCACCCCTTCCCGGACAACCTTCCCAAAGTAGACATGAACAGACATTAACGCTGTTTAAGGCCGAATTGTTGGACGTTGCCTGGGATTTGGACGGCGACGAAGAAATCGCGCTTTCGAGTGACGAGTTTTCGGACGGTATCCTCTTTCGCGCCTAGCTCATCAGCGAGCGCCACGGTGGTCATCGCCCCCTGTTTCAAGAGCCCGATAATCCGGTGAAAGAGCGGGAGTGTGGCGGCGAGTTCGGAATTTTCGCGGATATCGATATGGGAGATGGCGGTGGTGTCCCCGACGAAACTGATCTGGTAGCCGAGCGCGTGGTGGAGCGGCCCCATATTCGCCTTGCGCTGAAAGAGGCCGACGGAAAATTGGGTGGGGTCGTCGTTGGCGTCGGTGCGTTTGATGAACCACGTCGAGCGTGCGCCGTTGTGCCAGAACGCCGACCCGAACGGCCGTTGCTCGTTGACCCCGGGGCGCTGGTCGGGGCTGCCCTTCGTGATATGGGCGAGATGGAGCGACCCGACGTTCAATTGCCGGAGCGCCCGAAAATAACTGCCAGCGATTTCCGCCGCTTCCGGCGGGCCATCACAGGCGAAGGCGACGGAGTCGAAGACGACGTAATCGACGTGATGTTCCTGAATCACTTGCCGGAGGCGGTCGACTTCATGGACGAGGGCGCGCTGGCAATGCACATAGATGACGCGGGGCATCGCATCTGGAAACAGCCGCTCGATGCGAACCCGATGTTCATCTTTCGTCTGTTCCCAATCGGCATAGACGACCGAGAGCCCCTGTTGCGTGAGCAGGCCAGCGAAGTACAGCGCCAGATAACTTTTCGCGGCCCCGCCATCGCCAAACAGCATCATCGGATGCTGGCGGAGCAGGGTGAAGCCACCGGCCCTGAGTTCCAGGTCGGCGGTGGGATACGGGACGTCGGGGAGGAAGATCGCTGGGGCGCCGCGGCGTTCGGCTTCGTGGACGCGCTCGCAAAATTCTTCGAGATGGCGGAGCCAGTCGATCGAGTCGGCGGATCGCGCCCGCTCGGCAAGGATTTTCGCGCGCTCTTGGCGGGCTCTCGCCGAGGAGAGGTTGAAATCGGCCGTCAGAAGCGCCCCGCTCATCGAGCGGCGACTCCCGGCGAGATCGGTATGGACGGCCAGTTCGCCAATCAGCTCGTGATGGTCGCGGCGGACGCGGTCCAAATGAAACGTAATGCCGGGCGGGGCGAGGAGCATGTGATAGACGCCCTCCGTGGCCGTGAAGTACGGCACGCCGCCCGTGATGGGCGGGACGGGGGCCGCGAAGTCCACCTTCGCGGGAAACGGCGAGTCTTTCCGTGGCATCGCTAGTCTTTCGGCACGATCTCGCCGTGCGGTTCGCTGAGGACATTGGCCCGCCAGAGCATCTCCAGCGCAATGGAGAGCATCTGGACGTAGAGATCGTGGGTCGCCTGGAGGGTGGCGAGCTGGTCGGTGAGCCGGGCGTTCTCGTCGGCGAGATCCTCGATGACGAGAGTGGCGACACGCAGATTCGAGTCAGGCGTATGGGGCATCGGGGCGTTCTGATGGGGAGTCGCGCGGAATGTAGCAATCTAACAGACGGCGGGATTCTGTCAACGTGTGCAAAACTGCACACCGCCCCTACCCGTAGGCGGGTGCTTGACAGCAAGAAATCAGGTGGGGTAGGCTCTCTCCCTGATGACTCCCAAGACGTTTTCCCTGTTGCGGCGACGGTTATTGGTGGAACTCAGGCGGGACCTGCATGCGGAAATGGGCCGGGTCGGCGGGCGCCGCCGGGCGGCGGCCTTGTCGGCGACGCGGCGGTCGGCCATTGCGCGCCAAGGGGCGCGGGCGCGGTGGCGCAAGGGAAAACGCCCGAAGAAACAACGTGCTTGACAGGTAAGGGCACCTGTGGTTCACTCGCCCACGCACGAGGAGGCAGTTATGTTTGGATTGGTTCGCACGCCGGCCCCGACGCGGCCGGTGCTCACGGGCGCGTCGGCGATCCCGGTGTCCACCGCCACTAACGCCTATGACCTCCTGACGGAGATTCGGGCGCTGATTCGCGAGGAGCCGAAACGGTACAACCAGTTCATCTGGCACGCCCGGGTGACGCCCCTCGCGCGCATCATCTATCATGGGCGCGAATCGACGGCGCCCGCGTGCGGGACGATTGGGTGCGTGGCGGGGTGGGTGGTGACCTTGAAGGAAGGCCCCGACGTGGCGTATCCCGCCGTGCCGGACCGCGCCCGACAGATCCTCGGCTTATCCCCGCGCCAGGAGGCTGAATTGTTTTACCGGATGGTCCCCGGGCGGGAGGGGTCGTGGCGGCACGGGCTCCACGGGCGATTCCATATTTGGCTGTTTCAGCAGCAGTACAAAGCGCAATTGAAAGCGACGCCGGTCTGATCGGCGTCGTGCTTGACAGATAAGCGAACCTGTGTTCAACTCCCCAACTCGATAGGAGGCCGACATGTTTGCGTTTGTCCGTATCCCGCCCTTCCGGATTCCCACTGATCCCCTAACCGTACCGACCCCGGTCATGGTGGCGCCGATCCATCCCGCCGAGCCGCGCTCGCCGGTGTCGTTCACGGAGGTCGTGCAGCGGGGGATGCAGTGGCTCGATGATCATGGCCCGGCGGGCTGGCTCGCCCGGATCGACGTGGGCACGCTCAGCGTGGACAGCACGGCCCGGTGCGTGCTCGCGCAGGCATTTCAGGCGCCGTTCGGCGCCGTGGGTCTGATCACGGGCCTGACCCGCGACACCGCGATTGCCCACGGGTTCGCCCTTAACTGCTCGTGTCCCATCTGCGGCACGTACGAGGCGTTGACGGCCGAGTGGGTGCGGGCGATTCTCGCGCGACGGGCGGCGCTCCAAGAAAAGGCGGCCTAATTATGCTGAAACTCTCAGAAGCGATCCGGCTCGGGGCCATGATCCGGCCGCAGACGATGGATGCCTTTTTTGCCCGTGGGCACTCGTGTGCGTGGGGCGCGGCGCTTGAAGCGACCGGCACGGCCTACGACGAGCAACTCTTGTGGGCGAACGACACCATTTTCCGGCAGTGGGGGTGGATCTTGAACCGGATGGTGCGGTGTCCCGCGTGCGGGGAGGTCCGACCCATCATCTCGATGGTCCCGCATCTCAATGACCTGTGGCACTGCTGGCCGCGCGAGCGCATTGCCGAGTGGGTGGCGACGATTGAACCGGCGGAGGCGCCAATCGCCTTGCCGGTAAGCAGCGAGGCGCAGGAACAGGAGGTCGTCTGTGTCTAACACCTTGAGTCCCGAGGGCGCGCGGCTCCTACGCCTCGCCCGCGATCAGATTCTGGCGCATCCGGATCAGTTCGATATGAGCGGCTGGGACTGCGGGTGCCATGCCTGTATCGGCGGCTGGGTTCTGCGCAGCGCGAGGATCACGTGGAGGGAGATTGGCGGACAGAGCGACCCGGTCAGTTGGATTGTCGCGCGGACGCTCGGTTTCCAGGTGGGGCGCGGGGTCTATCCGCTAGCCCTCATCACCCTCCTGACGCCGCTCAGCGATCCGGACAAGAATACCGACGCGCAGGATGCGGCGCGGCGGATCAATGCGTTTTTGTGGAGCTACGGCTATCCCGCGGACGACGTGACGACGACAGCAGACCCCCAAAGGGCGGTTCTCGGTCGCCGAATCCCTCGGCGACGTTGTGAAAGTAGGTGTGGCATGAGTTTACAGGAGCGGGCACAGCAAGGTATCGGGCAGGGGACGACGAGCATCGGGACGCGGGCGATCGGGACGGAGACGACGGCGATCACGGGCAAGGCGCGGGTCAGTTTGTTTCCGGCGACGCGGTACGGCATTGTCGACGGCGAGCTGGTCGAAGTCCTGGGCCAGGATGATCTGCCGGGGATGAGTCCCGTGCTCTGGTGCAGTGACATGACGACCGGGGACTACGTGCCGGTTCCGACGCGGCAAGTGAAACATTTTGCCACGGCGGCGCAGGCGCTCCAGTTCCTCCAGAATCATTCAGAATCGGTACACGCCGCCGACCGGGCGCGTGGGCTAGGTTAGCAGTCAAGGATGCCACGGGGGGCGGTTTTCCTGCTGTCTGGCCGATCCTCCGGAGAACGCGTGTGGGTCCCGAGCGCGGGCACAGACATCGGGCCATTTTTCTTTCAGAGGAGACGACGATGCGACTCTCCACCGCGATCCGCGACGGCGCGAAACGCCATCCCCAAGGCTTCGGCATGCTCTATAGCCACGATCACACCGGACACATCATTGCCTCGTGCGCGCTCGGGGCGGCGATGCAGATGGGGTATCTGCGCGAGCTTTTCGGTCAGTCGTACGTGACGTGTCCGGTGTGCGACCGCCCGGTGTCAGGCGACGCCATCGTGCGCATCGTCACGCATCTGAATGATCGGCATTTGTGGAGCCGGGAACGCATTGCGGATTGGGTGGAGACGCTCGAAGCCCCGACGCCCGCGGCCGTGCCGGAACCCGTCATGGATGCGCTCGTCTGTGACGATGAACTCGTCTGTGTGTGAGGCCCGTAATGAGTAAAACGCAAAAAGCGGGACCAAAATCGGCTGAAGTCGCCTCGAAGCCCCCCGAGCCGCAGAATGTCGCGGCCCTCATGCGCCTGATGGATCGCGCCGACGAGACGCTGGCGAAGCTGGAGGATAAGCTGGACGCCGTCGAGCGGCGCGTGACGCTGCTTGACGTGGCCGTCCGCGACCTTCAGGCGGCCAATATGGGGCGCACCGACCGCCAGATCAGTGGCGGCGACCCCGAATCGCAGTCCGGCTGGCTGGGGCGGGAAGCGCGAGGCGAGAAGTGAGGCATCCGCGCTGTCGGCATCGGCGACGGCATCCGTGGCCGTATACGCGGCGGCGGGCCTGCCATCGCGGCTGCTGGACCTGCCTCCGCTGCGGCGGGATTTACGTCCCCTTGCGCCTACAGGCAGGCAGGGAGTAGAATACCGACATGGGTGCCTTTTTCCCGATGGAGCAGCATGCGACGTTCTGGATGATCGTGTTGGGGGTGCTCATGGGGATGCTGAAGAACCTCCGGGCCGAGCGGCACGATGACGAGCGCCGTGGTGAGTAAATTACGCCCCGAAGTCCGGCCGCGGGAGACGGACAACTACACGCCGCCGAATGGCACGGCCTATTTGAGGGAATTACATACTTAACTCCCTCGTGAGCCGAGACGGAACAGTGGCATGAACTATGGCGGCGTACTACAACGAAATCGATCCGAAGGCGGCCGCGTGGTTGCGCGAGCTCGTGAAGGCGGGACTGATTGCTGATGGCGAAGTCGATACCCGGTCAATCGTCGATGTTCATCACGACGACTTGCGAGGATTCGTCCAGTGCCATTTCTTCGCCGGGATTGGTGGATGGAGTCACGCCCTCCGATTGGCACGCTGGGACGATGCGCGGCCCGTCTGGAGCGGCTCCTGTCCCTGTCAGCCGTGGAGCGTGGCGGGACGCGGCCAAGGTGCCGACGATCCGCGCGATCTTTGGCCGGCGTGGTTCCGGCTCATCGCGGAGTGCCGCCCTCCAGTCGTCTTTGGAGAACAGGTTGCGAGCCTCGATGGCCGTTACTGGCTCGATCGAGTTTACGTTGACCTGGAAGGCCGAGAGTATGCCGTCGGG